GTTCCCGAGACGACGGCCGTGATCGTTTCTCCCTGCGCGAACGTGCGAGTATTGGTCATCGTCATCGTCAATTCCCAGGTGCGCGTGGATCCTAGGACAATTTCATTGGCATCTTCGGTGACGGCCGTGGCCCCAGAGGTGTCTCCCGTGAGAGACAGAATTGCCGTTTTCTCTGAGATGCGTTCAATCAGACTTTGCGAGGTATAGACCAACTTGAGTGTGCCCGTGGGCGCAGCCGCAAAGGTGATCTTCTTCTCATTGGGAGAAATGGTATAATTGGTGACCAGCACGCCATTCAGATAGGCGGTCAGTTTCGTGGCATCTGTGATCATCTCAAAGAGCGTATAGTCAGTCGCGACTCCAGCGGCCGTGGTGCTGATGGAGAATTCCTGAAAGAGTCGGAGCGCCTTGTTTCGAACATAATGACCATCGGACGTGCGCAGAATGAAGTCTTTGGGATAGACCAGTGTCGCCGTATCGCCATAGACGGCCCGAAAGAAGAACTCAAAGGACTGCGCTGTGCCTCGGGTCCGATAGAATTCCTTAGCATGCTTCAGAAGGGTTTTCTGATTCGTCAGCGCCGTGCGAGGAATGTTGGCAAGAAATTGCTTTTGAAAGTATTCTTCAAATTCAGTGAGCGTCTGATCCAAATCCCGATAGGACAAGAGATTGCGCGCAAAGTCCGTTCCCTTGTTCGTCTGTTCCAGATAGGCATAGTACGCTTCCAGAAAGGCCACAAAGGTGGGGTATTGCGACCGCACAAAATCGGGCAACTGATTTTGTACAAGAGTGGAGAGAGGAAGCGGCAATGACATGGATTAGTATTGCTCCACGACTAAGGATGAGGTATCGGTCGCATCTAATTGAAAAATCTGATTTTTGGTCGCGGTTAAGATCGAGGCGCTCTCAAACGAGAGTCGAATCGTTGAGTCGGTCGTGTCGGTGCTGACGGGTTTCAGATTGGTCAGGGTCACTCGACCCGTCTCATAGTTGACGGTGCCGATGCTCGCCGTCAGCGTAACTTTTTCTCCGAGAGAATTATAGTAGAACAAATCGAGCGTCCCATAACGGGTTGCCACGACTGGAGACAGTACGGCACCAGCGCCCCCGCCGCCCGAGACGGCCACGGTCGCACGCGTGTATCCCGTGCCCCGCGAGACGAGCGCGACGCCAGCGATTTGCCCATTGAGCAGTGTCACGGTCGCAGTGGCGCCGGTGCCATCACCCGTAATGGTAATGGTCGGGGCCTCCACATAACTGAATCCAGGATTGGTAATGAGCAGTTCATCCACGCCCGTAAAGGAATTTGCCACTTCACCCAAGAAGCAGAGACGTTGCACGCCTGTGGCATCTAAGACATAGAGACCTGTTGATTCCATGCGATTGGCTGGACCCCCACGATGCAACGCAAATCCAAAGTCAATCGTATAGTTTTTTGAGGTGCTCAGGACCGGGGTAAAGCGTTTCTGTAGGCGAACCAGGGTGGATGATCCACGAATCGCGGTGGAGACGGCATCAATCGCCTTTTGTAGTTTGGAATGCACAAAGATCGATCCAAAGCGATTGATCGTCTCCAGGTACGTCGTGATTGCCGTTCTGACCGCCGCCAGAATCGTGGGGACCGATTGCGTGGTCGCGGCAGTGTCAATCGACACCGATGAGACTAAATTGAGATAGACATAATCAGGATCCACAAATGAGGCTTTCACGGTCACCAAGGCTTTGGGCCCAATCAGATCATTCAGAATGCGTGTTTTCTCGACTTCGTTAATCACAAAGCCGGTCTTGAGTTGAAAGGCGATAAAGACTTTGCCATAAATCGGAGGATCATTATCTTCTCCACCCCAGACTTTGACAGACTCAATGTTCGGATAAAGCGTAGGAATCAAGGTCTCATAATCTGAGAGCGTCACGGCACGATTCTGAGACGTATAGGCCAGGGGCGCATGAAACTTGATGGCATCCAGATTTTCCCGTTCGGCTCCACCCGCCGCGGCCACCTGAGACGTGGTCGTGATGGTCGTAAATCCCCCAATCGAATCAGTCGTAAAGGTGTTGGCGAGATTGGCGGGCGCCCCATCGGTGGTCAGATAGGAGACCAAGACAATGTTTCCATTGGCGAGTTTCTTGCCAATCACGCCATCGCCAAAGGTGACGGCATACTTGGAATCCGTTCCACAGGTCAGGAAGTACGAGGTCGTATTGGCCGTCAGCGTGGTAATATCTGACGTCGAGGTAAAGGTCGTTGAGGTGGTATTCGCTGACGATTCTTGTACGATGACTAAGAGCGATGAGGTATCAATGTCATCATTCGGCAAGATAAAGGTATTGGCCGTATTGACCGCCTGATTATAGGTCAACGTCATGAGTTGGGGAATGCCCTGCGTCAGATGTAGATTCTTAAACGAAAAGGTATTGGCCTCCTTGGTGACGGTCGTGCTTTCAGTCGTAATAAACAAATAGTTCACGCCATCGACGGGTCCTGAGAGAAAGGTCTGAAAGCGATCCATTGTCAGAGAGGTCTGCGTGTTGCCTCCAGGAGGCGTAATCACCACAGAGACATTGGCCATCGCACCTCGTCGAGACACGGGTGTATAATTCAGGGTCTTGGCATGAGACAGAATCGAGTTACGCACCAGTGCGGTGTCCAAAAACATTTCATTGGCGACCATGTTGCTATAATACCCCGCATAGTGGGTATTATAGGCCAGGAGGTCAATGAGCACCGCCATCCCTGATCCCTCAAAATCATAATCCTGAAACGTCGTCTGCCCCTGCAGGTATGTCTTGAGATTGGTCTTGATCGATTCAAAATCCAGTTCTGAGACCACAAGTTTATTAGCCATTTATCGCACCCTTTCGAGAAGAAAATCCACGGTCATCGGTTTCGGATTGGACACCAAGAAGAATTCGAACCGCACCGTATAGGCATTCTGGTCAAAGGCGGGAAGCACATCAATCCGTTGCACCTGTGCGCGAGGTTCAAAGTTTCGAATCGTTTCTTCAATCAGCCGTGCAATGCTCTTGGCGGTAAATTCACTAAGCGGCTCAAAGAGCATCTTGCGAATGTTCGATCCAATTTCAGGATGAAAGGGTCGTTCATAGTGGTTGGTCAGGATCAGATTCCTGACCGCATACACCACGGCATTCTCATCGGTGCGCGGCACCAGGTCATTCTTGACCGGATGCCTTGTGAAATTCAGATCCAGATCGGTGTAGCGTGCCATAGACCTATTTATACCCTACAGTCCAGGAATTTTTGAGAGGAGTCCTGCCGAGCCGACCTGCGTCAAAATAAATCGCCCACAGGGGTCAGAGGCGGCGGCCGCCAGAATGGACGAGGTGACGATCGTCTTCAATTGAGAAATCGAATTCGTCAGGAATTGCGTGTCCTTCGCAATAATCGTGGCAATCTGATTCTTGATGCCCGAGACCTGCGCAGTGAGTTCCGCGAAGGTATTGATCCCGTTATTGAGCTTCGACAGGGCATTATTGATCGTATCGGTGTGCCCACCCAGAGCTTCTGTCGAGAACAGACCCGTCATCGCTCCTGCCATCTGCAGACAATCTCCCGCTCCCGAGAGGAGATTTGAATAGGTGGACATTTGCTTGGAGACACTCAGCACACTGTCCAGTCCTGGCACATTCACGCCAAGTCCTTGGAGCGTTCCCGACAGCCTACCCGTATGGGTGGAAAAGTTAGTGAGGCCGGTCGTGAGATCCGAGAAAGTCGTCCCGGCCAGCATCGTCACCGCATCCGCTTGTCGAGGGTCTGTCACATCGGCCGCAATGGAGGTGACCTTTGCTTGAAGTCCGGTGACGGATCCCGACAGTGAGGAGATCGCGTCAGACACTGGATTCTGAAAGAGTGCGGATCGAGCGGTATCCGATAAGGTGGTAATCAGGCTGGCCTGTCCTGCAGCCAGAATTGGAGGCGCCGCGGGCACCACACTTCTCATACTGTTCAGGATCGTCGATCCTGTCGGTAAATCTGCTGTTGAGAGTCCAAAGGCCATACGTTATCCTGCGAAGGTCGTGGTGGAGCCGGTCAGAATCTGAGACCCGCAATCTAAGGCATCTCCCTCTCGACAGAGGGAAGATCCATTGACAAAGGTGAATGACGAACCCGTAAGCACTTGACCGCCATGAGTCGTTAGGCCATCACTATGCGCGTCCCAGGCATCAGAGACTCTGACGGCTGGAGAGCCATTGATAAAGGTCGTGGTCGATCCCACGAGAGGATTCCGCGAGGGAAATCCATCATGACCTGTGCAGGTATCGAGCAATCGGCAGACTCCTGGCATTATTTAGTTCCTCTAGACAAAGGTAATCCCTCCACCACCAGTCGTTTGGTGTGATCGGTCGGCCAAGAGAATAAGGCCCCCCGCATAGGTGCCACCTTTTCTGATGGCATTCGGCCACCCCTCAGATCGGAAGGAACAGACTTTATTCCCTGCCGCCACCGAACGATTGCCACTGCGCTTGAAGCTGACATGAATCCAGGCAGACGTGCCATATTCAAAAATGAGTTGATCAAACGGAAGATTATCTTTCATCCAGAGCGCAATCTGATGGAGTTGTGCGGTGGTATAGCCTGGCCATTGTAGATCAGCCGCCTCACCTTTACTATGTTGCGAGGTTCCAGATTGAACGCGAAACGCCGAATTAATGCGAAAGCCAGGATACTGATTGGCCAGGGGTTCGAGAATCTCGGTGCAGAGGGCCTTTAGATTACAGACCAGGTCTCCCGCCGTGAGCTCACCTTGTCCC